TTAATCAAATATGCTCATAGCTTGATGTTTTTTATCAGTATATAAATGAGAGTACGTTTGAATTGTTTCTGTAATGTTAGAATGCCTCATTAATTCCATTAATAAATACATATCTACACCATTATTAATTAAATAGCTAGCGTACGAGTGTCTTAAATGGTGTATTTTTAGATTCGGGAATACAGATTTAAAATGATACGAATAAGTAACGTATCTAATAGGTTCTAAACCCCCGAATATAAAATAGTTTTCGTCAAAATATTTATATCTTTTAGAAGATTCATTATACATGTTTTTAAGCATCTCTCTAATTAAATTTGGTACAGGTATTATCCCTTTAGAGCTTTCTTTTTTTAGATTATATTCAATTTTTCTATTACTTAAATTGATTTTCTTATTTACGTCAATTTCGCCTTTTATTTTATCGTAATCTTTCCACTGCAAAGCTAAAGCTTCTCCTATTCTAAGACCAGAATAAAATAACAGTCTAGTTAGCTGACGAGAAGTATCATTTGTGATTTGTTCTACTTTTTCATCAAATTCTTCACGAGTGATAAATTTAGCTTGTGGTTTTGTTCTGGGAATAGGAGTTACCGATAATGTGGGGTCGTATAAGAGCTTGTAATGCTTTTTGGCGTAATTGATAACTGCTTTAAAACCTGCCCACACAGATCGTGCATAGTCAACAGAAAGACCTGCATCGTTTAACAAATAATTCCTGAAAGCAGTACATTGCGTAGTAGTGATTTTGCCAATAGGGATATTTCCGAACCTTTCTTTTATGTGAGTATTATATTCTGTAGTTCGCTTTTCTATTGAGCGTGCAGAAAGATTTTCATTTTTTAAACGATCAAAAAATATATATTCAAAGGGTTGATTGTCCGAGTATCCATATTTAACATTTTGTATAAATTCGCTTTCAGCTAGTTTGGCATCTTTCTTACGTTCAAACCCACGCTTCATTTTTCGTTTGTTATTACCGTATACATCTTTATATCTAATGGAAAAATACCATTTACCTGTATTACCATCCTTATATACTGGCATTTTACTTCTCCTTCCTCAAAATTGGCAAAAAATAATAAGGGTAGGCGGGCTACCCGTGAAAATTGTATAAAAAAAGAGAGAGCGCAGATGCACCCTCTCATGTCGCAAATATTTCAGCGACTTGTCTAATTTGAAGCTTGCCGCAAATATTTCAGCGGCTTGTTTTGCATATATGTAATATACCATCAAAGAGAGTGTAGTTCAAGCGATTTAACTAAGAAATCTAATTTTTATACTATTTTCAATTTTATCTACTGTTTCTTTTGAATATGATATTTCTCCGGCAGGGTCATACCTATTAATTTTCGATATTCTATCCTTGCTGATTGTAGTGATATTTAAAACGTTAGCATAGGTCTTTTTATACTTGAATCGCTCATATCTTTTGCGAACCTTCGAATATTTTTTGAAGTCGTCATTCAGCGATTTGTTTTCATCAAGTAATTTTTGATCGTATGGGTTTTCTGCTTTTGACACCTTTTCAAGATTGTTCATGATTTTTTTAGCTAAATCCTTACCCGTTACGTCCATTTTTTCCAATACTAAAGGTAACAAATCTTCTTCGATATGCACATTGAATTTACTTCTGGAAGATGTAAGTGGAACTACCGTTAATATTGGATTTTTATTTGAATCGTGATTATTAAGTACCATACAAAAATGGTTTCCAGAAAACTCTCTGCCAACATTAACACCTAACTTTACATAAATTATAGTGCCTTTTTTATATCTGGTGTAACTTTTGTTTTCTTTTAACAATCTAACTTCATCCAATAAAAACTCTGAATATTCAAGACACCATGAATTCATATATTTAAATTTGTAAATCTCGCTATTTTGAATCTTTTTAAAATTATTAACTGCTGTTTCTAAAGGTGCGTTCTCTTCCATCCCTCATCCTCCTCGCGCCACATAGGCGTTATTAATCACAATACAACTTTGCCCATTACTTTAATATTACTAAACGAAGCGACTTTGATATCATCATACTTCGGATTTAGAGATACCAAATTAATATAGTCTTCGCATATATCTACACGCTTGATAAGACTTACTCCATCTAATACAACGAGTGCAATTGTACCATCTTTAATAGAATCTTCTTTCTTAATAAAAGCGTATGTTCCTTGTTTTAACATAGGTTCCATTGAATCACCATTAACTAAAATACAAAAATCAGCATTTGATGGCGTTTCGTCTTCTTTAAAAAATACTTCTTCATGCAATATGTCATCATATAATTCTTCTCCTATGCCAGCACCAGTTGCACCACATGCAATATACGATACTAGTTTAGACTCTTTATATTCATCTATAGAAGTGACTTTATTCTGTTCATCTAATTGCTCATTTGCGTAGTTAAGTACGTTTTTTTGTCTTGGAGGCGTGAGTTTACTGTATATGGAAGTGATGTCGTTTTTTTTATTATTTCTTGTAGGAAACAAATCATCGATACTGATATTTAAAATATGAGCAATTTCAAACAAATCATCTTGTTTAGGAGTTCTGTACCCTGTCTCATAATTTGAAATAGTAGCCTTTTTAGTGTTGAGTTTTTCTCCAAGTTGATCTTGAGTTAAGTTCAATTTGGTTCTATAGTATCTGATTTTATTGCCTATAAATTTCGCTAATTCTTTTTTATCCATTTTCTTACCTCCTTAAATTTACCTATAGTATAACCCAATTATTTTTGGTATTCAACAAAAAAATACACGAAAAGCAAACTTTTATGTTGACTCAAGTACACGTATCGTGTATAGTTAGTTTTGTAAGCGGGAGGTGACAACATGCAATGGAATTTAATAAAGTTGAGAAAAGAAAGAAAGTGTACTCAAGAAGATTTAGCAAACCTCTTGAATATATCAACTGAAGGTTATCGTTTAAAGGAATTAGGAAAGCATCAATTTAAGAATGATGAGATGTTTATTATCGCTGATTTTTTTGACGAAAATATTGGAGATATTTTTTTACCCACAAAGTACACGAAACGCAAACAAACATCTTAAAAGGAGGAACGAACAATGCAAGCATTACAAACATTTAATTTTAAAGAGCTACCAGTAAGAACAGTGGAAATTGAAAACGAACCTTATTTTGTAGGAAAAGATATTGCTGAAATTTTAGGATATGCAAGGGCAGACAATGCCATCAGAAATCATGTTGATAGCGAGGACAAGCTGACGCACCAATTTAGTGCATCAGGTCAAAACAGAAATATGATCATTATCAATGAATCAGGATTATACAGTTTAATCTTTGACGCTTCTAAACAAAGTAAAAACGAAAAAATCAGAGAAACCGCTCGAAAATTCAAACGATGGGTAACATCAGACGTCCTACCAGCCATTCGCAAACACGGTATCTACGCAACAGACAATGTAATTGAACAAACATTAAAAGATCCAGACTACATTATTACAGTGTTGACTGAGTATAAGAAAGAAAAAGAGCAAAACTTACTTTTACAACAAGAAATTGGAGAGCTAAAACCCAAAGCAGACTATGTAGATGAAATCTTAAAGTCAACTGGAACATTAGCTACAACTCAAATCGCGGCAGACTACGGTATATCAGCACAAAAGTTAAACAAACTACTACACGAAGCTAGATTACAACGAAAAGTGAATAAACAGTGGGTGCTTTACTCAGAACACATGGGCAAGAGTTACACAGAATCAGACACTATAGCAATTGTACGCTCTGACGGTAGAGAAGACACAGTTTTACAAACTAGATGGACACAAAAAGGCAGATTGAAAATACATGAAATCATGACTGAATTCGGTTATGAAGCTAATTTAGGGGGAGCGTAAATGACACCAGAACAAAAAGAAAAGCTAAACAATATAGTATTAACACTTTATGCAGTTAAAGAAAACAAAAGTCAAACATACACACACAAAGATACTCTTACTGTGACATATGCAGGCGAGATTGAGCACACTTACGAAGTCGACAGAGAGAAACACCTTGAATCAATGATTGAGTGGGCAATTGACCAAATCGAACAGCACTTTGATTTAGACGAAGAAGAATAACACACAATTGAACAAACAACTTAATAGGAGGAATTACAAATGAACGCACTATACAAAACAACCCTCCTCATCACAATGGCAGTTGTGACGTGGAAGGTTGTAAAGATTGAGAAAAACACAAGATTTAAACTTAGAAATTTTGATTATCCAAAAATTAATAATGCTCAGAGCAAATCATTGTTGGATATTGCTAGTCACGATCTAAAAGATATTTAACTGTATTCAAAATTTTCATATCTTGTTGAGCTTTTAAGCTTTCGTATAAAGCTATTGAATAAATAATTTCGTAAGATACGTTTTCAGGAGCATCTTCTTTCAACTTATTTATTCTATCTCTAAAAAAGTCACTGTCACCACCGAATTCTTTTTCGGCTTGATTACTAAGTTCACCAAAGAAATTTTGAAAATCATTAAATTCCATACTTATCACCTCCTTTCACTAGGAGATAACTAAATTATACACAACACAAAAATAAAAAGGAGGAATAGATATGATAAAAAATAGTTTGCAAGCTAAAGAACTTGCAGTAATTTTATCTGTTTCTAAATCCAAAGCAGGACAAATAATAAGAGAACTGAATAAAGAGCTTGAAGACGAAGGTTACATTGCGATTCGAGGCAGAATACCAGTCCAATTAGCTAGAGAAAAATTCCCTTATCACGGCTTGTCAGACGAGAGAATAATGGAGGCGTTGAAAAAAGAAAATGAGTAACATTTATAAAAGCTACCTAGTAGCAGTACTATGCTTCACAGTCTTAGCGATTGTACTTATGCCATTGCTGTACTTCACTACAGCATGGTCAATCGCGGGATTCGCAAGTATAGCGACATTCATATTTTATAAGGAATACTTTTATGGAGAATAAAAAAACTGCTACTTGCGCCAACAAGTAACAGTATCAAGCACTTAAGAAAAATTTCAAGTTAAATATAAAACGAAAAACGGAGGAAGTCAAGATGTATTACGAAATAGGCGAAATCATACGCAAAAATATTCATGTTAACGGATTCGATTTTAAGCTATTAATTTTAAAAGGTCATATGGGCATGTCAATACAAGTTAAAGATATGAACAACATACCAATTAAACATGCTTATGTCGTAGATGAGAATGACTTAGATATGGCATCAGACTTATTCAACCAAGCAATAGATGAATGGATTGAAGAGAACACAGACGAACAGGACAGACTAATTAACTTAGTCATGAGATGGTAGGAGGTCGCTATGAAGCAGACTGTAACTTATATCATTCGTCATAGGGATATGCCAATTTATATAACTAACAAACCAACCGATAACAATTCAGATATTAGTTACTCCACAAATAGAAATAGAGCTAGGGAGTTTAACGGTATGGAAGAAGCGAGTATCAATATGGATTATCACAAAGCAATCAAGAAAACAGTGACAGAAACTATTGAGTACGAGGAGGTAGAACATGACTGAACAAACATTATTTGAACAGTTGAACAGTAAAAACGTGAATGATCATACAGAACAAAAAAATGGATTAACTTATCTAGCATGGTCATATGCACACCAAGAGCTGAAAAAGATTGACCCAAACTACACAGTAAAAGTACACGAGTTTCCACATCCAGATATTAACACAGAAAATTATTTTGTACCTTATTTGGCTACACCAGAAGGCTATTTTGTACAGGTATCTGTGACTGTGAAAGATAGTACAGAGACTGAGTGGCTTCCAGTATTGGACTTTAGAAATAAATCGCTTGCTAAAGGTAGTGCAACAACTTTCGATATTAACAAAGCGCAAAAACGATGTTTTGTTAAAGCTTCGGCTTTACACGGTTTAGGCTTATATATCTACAACGGCGAGGAACTACCAAGTGCAAGTGACAACGATATTACAGAATTAGAAGAGCGTATCAATCAGTTCGTGAACTTATCTCAAGAAAAAGGGCGAGATGCAACTATCGATAAAACGATGAGATGGCTAAAAATATCTAACATTAATAAATTAAGTCAAAAACAAATCGCAGAAGCACACCAAAAATTAGATGCGGGATTAAAACAATTGGATAGTGAGGAGAAACAATAATGTTAAACAGAGCAGTATTAGTAGGACGCTTAACAAAAGACCCAGAATTAAGAAGCGCGCCAAATGGCGTAAATGTAGGTACATTCACATTGGCAGTAAACAGAACATTCACGAATGCTCAAGGCGAGCGTGAAGCAGATTTTATAAACGTAGTAGTGTTCAAGAAACAAGCTGAAAATGTTAAAAACTACCTTTCTAAAGGGTCGCTGGCAGGTGTAGACGGGCGACTACAAACACGTAGCTACGAAAATAAAGTCGGGCAACGTGTATTTGTGACAGAAGTAGTAGCGGACAGTGTTCAATTCTTAGAACCGAAGAATAACAACCAACAACCAAACAACAATTATCATCAACAAAGACAAATTCAAACTGGTAATAATCCTTTTGATAATACCACTGCGATTACTGATGATGACTTACCGTTCTGATTGGAATGATTAGATGCCAATAATTACTAGTTATATCACTCAAGATGACGGTACAACAACAGTTGTCATCTCGGGTGTTGAATTAGGCAATAAAGAAACATTACTACTTGATAACGGATTTGATGTGGAAGTCGATGTAAGCGTCATAGATCCGTTTCAAATTACCGGCAAGCAACGACGAAAAATATTCGCGCTTGTCAAAGACATAGAAGAATATACAGGTCAACCAATGGACTATATGCGACATATGTTCATCGAGTATGTAAGGACTTACTACGGCTATGATGAACGTATTTCACTAAGTAATTGTACGAGAACACAAGCAAGTCAAATCATTGAAGCAACGCTTGACTGGACGTTCTACAATGACATACCACTTAGCTACAAAACAAGCGACTTGCTGAAACAAGATAAATCGTTCTTATACTGGTCAACTGTCAACCGCAACTGTGTAATATGCGGAAAGCCTCACGCAGACCTAGCACATTATGAAGCAGTCGGCAGAGGCATGAACAGAAACAAGATGAATCACTATGACAAACATGTATTAGCGCTATGTCGCGAACATCACAACGAGCAACATGCGATTGGCGTTAAGTCGTTTGATGATAAATATCACTTGCATGACTCGTGGATAAAAGTTGATGAGAGGCTCAATAAAATGTTGAAAGGAGAGAAAAAGGAATGAATAGACTAAGAATAATAAAAATAGCACTCCTAATCGTCATCTTGGCGGAAGAGATTAGAAATGCTATGCATGCTGTAAAAGTGGAGAAAATTTTAAAATCTCCGTTTAGTTAATACAGGTTTTTACAAAAGCTTTACCATAGGCGGACAAACTAATTGAGCCTTTTTTGATGTCTATTACCCAGGGGCTGTAATGTAACTTTAATACTTCAAATTCAATGCCAGAAAGTTTACTTATTGTTTCTAGGTTGTGTCCTGACTTTAACATTCTTTTAACAAATTCTAATCCCGAAACAAATCTTTGTTTTTCTATAATCTTATTAAAGTGATTTAAAAACTGAGGAGCATAAAACTTATTATAAATTCCTTTTTTTGTTAAGTAAGACATGTCAAAAGTTTCATTTAAAACCCCTAACCTTACTAGGTTATTAATTGAAATTTCGGTTGATTCTATATCTAACGGAGAGTCTTTTATTAACGTGTCCGATATATTCATACCGTCATTCTTTGGGTTTAAAACCGCTCTATATTTAACGGCAGGATGTACTTCGTGATTCTTTAAATGTTTTAAAAGAATAGCATCATTTGGGGATAATTGTTTAATTATTTCAACAAATGAATGGTGGGTTAATGAGTTTTTTCTGTCATCCATAGATGATGCTATTAGTTTTGCGAACATATTACTTAAAGTTTTTTCACTAATGTAAAACTTTGAAGCTTCTAGAGCAGGACCTAGAAGAGAAAATTGTGGTTCTTGTAAATTATTTTCAGGTACAGAAGATATTTCTTTTTTAAATTGTTCTTTGAATTTTTCAAATTCTACTTCTCTTTGATAAATAACTTTATCCACATAAAGGTGGAATTTCCCAAAGACAAGTTCCCAAGTTTTAGAGAATGTTTCTACAGGCCCTTTTGATGCGCCTTCAATAATTTTATCAATACCTTTACCTAAAATAGGATCCATAATTATTCACCCCCAATCTAACGCAATAGCGATAATAAAATTATACCAGAAAGGAGATAACGAAATGGCAACATTTAGAACGATAAAAGAAAGTGGCGATTTTGTAACTGTGCATAAATCTTTTGTGTTCGATAGTAATTTAAGTGCTAAAGCTAAAGGGATATTATTGTATTTCCTAAGTCGTCCTGACAATTGGCAAATATACACGTCAGAAGTAGTTAAACATATGAATGATGGACAAAAATCAATCAATAGTGGCGTTCAAGAACTTATGGATAATAAATATGTTCACAGAATACAAAAAAGAGCTGAAAACGGTGTGTTTAAAGGTTTTGAATACTTAGTTTACGAAAAACCAACCGAAATGCCATTTTCGGAAAACGGATTATCGGCAAACGGGTTTTCGGAAAACGGAAAAACGGAAAACCGAAAAGGGCGTACTACTAATAATAATAGTACTAATAATGATTTAACTAATAATAACAATACTAATAATGATGGAAGTATATTGTCGGGCAACCCGACTGTGTATTCCATTCCCTATAAAGAAATTATCGAATACTTAAACAAAAAAACAGGAAAGCATTTTAAACACAATACAGCTAAATCAAAAGATTTTATTAAAGCAAGATGGAATCAAGATTTTAGGTTGGAGGATTTTAAAAAGGTGATTGATATCAAAACAGCTGAGTGGCTAAACACGGATAGCGATAAATACCTTAGACCAGAAACACTTTTTGGCAATAAATTTGAGGGGTACCTCAATCAAAAAGCGCAACCAACTGGCATAGATCAATTGGAACGCATGAAGTACGACGAAAGTTATTGGGATTAGGGGGATATTATGAAACCACTATTCAGCGAAAAGATAAACGAAAGCTTGAAAAAATATCAACCTACTCATGTCGAAAAAGGATTGAAATGTGAGAGATGTGGAAGTGAATACGACTTATATAAGTTTGCTCCTACTAAAAAACACCCGAATGGTTACGAGTATAAAGACGGTTGCAAATGTGAAATCTATGAGGAATATAAGCGAAACAAGCAACGGAAGATAAACAACATATTCAATCAATCAAACGTTAATCCGTCTTTAAGAGATGCAACAGTCAAAAACTACAAGCCACAAAATGAAAAACAAGTACAAGCTAAGCAAACAGCAATAGAGTACGTACAAGGCTTCTCTACAAAAGAACCAAAATCATTAATATTGCAAGGTTCATATGGAACTGGTAAAAGCCACCTAGCATACGCTATCGCAAAAGCAGTTAAAGCTAAAGGGCATACAGTTGCTTTTATGCATATACCAATGTTGATGGATCGTATCAAAGCGACATACAACAAAAATGCAGTAGAGACTACAGACGAACTAGTCAAATTACTTAGTGAGATTGATTTACTTGTACTAGATGATATGGGTGTGGAAAACACAGAACACACTTTAAATAAACTTTTTAGCATTGTTGATAACAGAGTAGGTAAAAACAATATCTTTACAACAAACTTTAGTGATAAAGAACTAAATCAAAATATGAACTGGCAACGTATCAATTCGAGAATGAAACACAACGCAAGAAAAGTAAGAGTAATCGGAGACGATTTCAGGGAGCGAGACGCATGGTAACCAAAGAATTTTTAAAAACTAAACTTGAGTGTTCAGATATGTACGCTCAGAAACTCATAGACGAGGCACAGGGAGACGAAAATAAGTTATATGACCTATTTATCCAAAAACTTGCAGAGCGTCACACACGCCCCGCTATCGTCGAATATTAAGGAGTGTTAAAAATGCCGAAAGAAAAATATTACTTATACCGAGAAGATGGCACAGAAGATATTAAGGTCATCAAGTATAAAGACAACGTAAATGAAGTTTATTCGCTCACAGGAGCCCATTTCAGCGACGAAAAGAAAATCATGACTGAAAGTGACCTAAAACGATTCAAAGGCGCTCACGGGCTTCTATATGAACAAGAGCTAGGATTACAAGCAACGATATTTGATATTTAGAGGTGGCACAATGAGTAAATACAACGCTAAGAAAGTGGAGTACAAAGGAATTGTATTTGATAGCAAAGTAGAGTGCGAATATTACCAATATTTAGAAAGTAATATGAATGGCACTAACTATGATCGTATCGAAATACAACCGAAATTTGAATTACAACCTAAATTCGGGAAACAAAGACCGATTACGTATATAGCCGATTTCTCTTTGTGGAAGGAAGGGAAACTGGTTGAAGTTGTAGACGTTAAAGGTAAGGCGACCGAAGTTGCCAACATCAAAGCGAAGATATTCAGATATCGGTATAGAGATGTGAATTTAACGTGGATATGTAAAGCGCCTAAATACACAGGTCAAGAATGGATGGTATATGAGGACTTAGTGAAAGTCAGACGTAAAAGAAAAAGAGAAATGAAGTGATTTAATGCAACAACAAGCATATATAAATGCAACGATTGATATAAGAATACCTACAGAAGTTGAATATCATCATTTCGATGATGTGGATGATGAAAAAGATATGCTAGCAGAGCGTTTAGATAAAAATCCAGATGAGTTATTGAAGTATGACGACATAAAAATAAGACATGCATATATAGAGGTGGAATAAATGAGTATCGTAAAGATTAACGGTAAACCATATAAATTTACCGAACATGAAAATGAATTGATAAAAAAGAATGGTTTAACTCCAGGAATGGTTGCAAAAAGAGTACGAGGTGGCTGGGCGTTGTTAGAAGCCTTAAACGCACCTTATGGCATGCGCCTAGCTGAGTATAAAGAAATCGTGTTATCCAAAATCATGGAGCGAGAGAGCAAAGAGCGTGAAATGGCTAGGCAACGACGTAAAGAGGCTGAGCTAAGAAGAAAGAAGCCACATTTGTTTAATGTACCACAGAAACATTCACGTGATCCGTACTGGTTCGATGTCATTTATAACCAAATGTTCAAGAAATGGAGTGAAGCATAATGATTGTAATCAGTAACAGAAAAGTAGATATGAACGAAACGCAAGACAATGTTAAGCAACCAGCGCACTACACATACGGCGACATTGAAATTATAGATTTTATCGAACAGGTTACGGCACAGTATCCACCTCAACTAGCATTCGCAATAGGTAATGCAATCAAATACTTGTCTAGAGCACCGTTAAAGAATGGTCATGAGGATTTAGCAAAGGCGAAGTTTTACGTCCAAAGAGCTTTTGACTTGTGGGAGGGTTAACGATGGCAACCCAAAGACAAGTTGAATATGTGATGTCATTACAGGAGCAACTGGAATTAGAAGACTGCGAAAAATATACAGACGAACAAGTTAAAGCAATGAGTCATAAAGAAGTTAGCAATGTG